GCCGGACCAAACCCGGTCGACGGAATTGTGATCCGATCAACTATGCGGATAACCGTTGCGCGGCATAGGTTCCCGTCGCCATTGACGCCGACGAGGGCGACCCCGTCCGCCTCCCCTCGGCTGTCACGGACGCGCCCAAAAGGCTTGAACCCTCGCAACGGCACCTCGTCGAGTTGCCGGTAAACCGAGAGGGTGACTTGGCGCGATCCGACCATTAGGACGCGAACCTCTGCCGTCAGAACCTCGACAGTCGCCGTGGCGGCACTCACGAGGACGGCTTAGCGTGACGCCCCAACGGTTGCGGCATTTCGAGTTCACGTAGGTCGTCGCGGATCGAACGCGCCACGGACAGAACGTCGTTACGTCGCCCCCATAGATAGAACATGGCGCCGTCGCCCGGGATCGAGACAACGCATAGGTCGTCGGCGGGATCGTCCTCGACCTCTGCGACCTCGACCGACACCCGTTGGAGCGGTGAGGGTAGGTCGCCAACGAACGTGACCGTATGCGCCGCAACGTGAATCGGTCGCACGGGTACGCCTTTCACGGCTTGACCTTGAGCGCGTAGTGGCCCGCTCGAGGTCGCGTGAACGCGGAGTAAATGTCCGGGTAGGACTCGCGGAGTTTCTTGCTGTCGAGGTAGTCCCCTCCCGCAACCTCGCGATAGGTGAACGCCACCCGCCCCTCGAGGCGACCCTCCGAGGCGTCGTTGTCGAGCATCCCCACGAGGTTCGCTTTCGCCTCGTCGAGGTCGGCGGTCGCCTCCTCCACTTTGTGTACCGCGTCCCAATACGCCGCGAGCCGTTGTCGAGCCATGGTCGGCTCGAGGTCGGTGTAGGTGGTTTCCGTGATCGTCATTCCTCGACCTCCTCGTTGTGTTCGCGTAGGTACTCGGCGTCCGCCTCGAGGAGGGCTTGGCGCCGATCCTCGCGCGGGTCATAGGTGTTGGGTGTCCATGCCGCCATGACCTCGAGGGCCCGGGTCCGTCGACGAGCGCCCTCGAACGGGTCACGTCGAGGCGTACGGGGCGGCGGCAGAACGAGGAGGAGCCACGCCACGAGGACGACGAGGAGGGCGTAGATCACGACGAGGGCGGCGATCACGACGCGGACCGGATCGTGCGCTGCGCCACGTACGCCTCGAGGGATGCTCGAGGGACCAGAACGTTTCGCCCGTCCCGGACCGCGTCGAGTTCGCCGTCGTCGATACGTCGGTACACGGTGCGCGGGTGTCGGCGGAGGATGCGCCCAACCTCCTCAACGGTGAGGTAGGTCTCGTCCGGTCCGTCGAGGGGCGGCACGAAAATTTCGGCTAGGTCGACCTCGAGGGCGGCGGCGATCCGTTCGCCTGTCCGGACGAAAACGCGGGTGAACCGACCCGAACACAACCCCGACACGGTCGCGACGTTCACGCCCGATTTGCTGGCGAGGTCACGAGCGGTGAGGTGTCGCGCCGCCCGCCATACGTTGATCGACTCGGTGTCTGCCACGAGGTACGCCATACGGTCGTCGGTCCGTTCGTCGCGCGGCCCCGGTGCTTCGGTTACCCAACGCCACCACGAGGGACGGCGTCAAGGGGAGGCGGCGCGTCGCTTTCCCCATGCGCCGCAACGTGTCCTCTCCTGTCGTGACAGAATCCACGGCATGATCACCCGCCCGCCGATCCGTTCACGTTGAGTAACAACGGGTTTGGCGCTCGAGGAGGCGAGGCGGGCCCCCGTATCGCAAAATCCATGGTTTCCCTTGACCCGCGCCCGGGCATGTCGTGATCATGGTTTTTGTGGCGAGGGGTTCGGAGGCGCCGGGACCGGTCCCGCGCCTTGGCCCCCCCCGGTGCCTACGGGCGCGGGGTTGGGTTCGGGTTGGGGCTTCGGGCCCCTCGTCACCCTTGAACGCGGCGGGTCCGTGCGGAACCCTGGTCCGTGGAACGGTCCCCCCGTGCCGTTGCCTCGGGGTAGTGGAGGAAACGCACGGGCCCGCCGCCCCACAAACGGCGCCAAGACGCCGAGAGGGCCCCGGAGGGGTGACTACCTCCGGGGCCCTTTGTCGTGCGCTAGCAACGATCCTGTGCCGTTCCTGCCCTATGCCGCGAGGTGACCTCGGAGGGCGGCAGCGCAACGCGCGCCAGAGTCGACGGAGGTGTGCCCGTAGACGTTCGCCGTCATCGTGATCGAGGAGTGCCCGAGGCGACGCGACACCTCGAGGAGTGAGATTCCCGCCTCGAGCAACCACGAGCCGTGGGAGTGCCGCAACCCGTGAAACGTGAACCGCCGACCGTGAACCGCCGTCGCCTTGGCGGCAGCGGGCGCCCATGCGCGGCGGTGCCACGTTGAGTAATCCCAAGGGGTTCCGTTGCGGGTAGCGAACACGAACGCCGACCCCTTGCGGCCCCGCTCGAGGGCGTAGGCCCGGAGGTCGGAGGCCAACGACGGCTCGACGTCGACCTCGCGGAACGACTCGTTTTTGGGCGTCCGCAACACGACGCCCCCGGCAGCGTCGCGACCGATCGACCGACGAACGTCGAGGAACGTACGCCCGCCCGAGGTGACCACGTCCTCGACCCGGAGGCCCGCCACCTCGCCCCAACGGAGGCCAGACAACGCCGACACCCGGACGAACAACCGGTGTTCGTCCTCGCACGCCGCCTCGAGGGTCGCGTACTCGTCGGGCGACATGAACCGATCCCGGGCACGGTTGCCCGGCTTGAGGCGGCAGGCGTCGCGAGCCAACGCGGGAACGTTCGGTGTCGCGGCGCCCGACTTGATCGCCCGGGTATAGACACCCGCGAGTTGTTGGAAAACGGTATAGATCGTTTTCTCGGCGCGACCCTTGGCGCGGAGGTTGACCACCCACGCCCGTACGTCCGCCTCGGTCAAGGCGTCGAGCGGGCGGTCGTTCCATTGGGCGAAATAGCGGGCGGCGATCCCGCGCGCCTTGGCGATCGACTCGGGGTTGGCTACCCGCGCCTCGAGGTAAGCCTCGGACGCCTGCCCGAACGTCAGGACCGGCGCCGCCGCCACCGGACGGATCAACGGCACGTTGTCGGCGGCGGACAGGCGAGGGTCGGTCCCGGCGACCTCGTGGTTGAGCGATTCGACGTGGGCCCGTACCGCCTTGATCACGTGCGGGTCGGCGTGGGTGAACGACTGAGGAGCGCCGTCGAACCGCCACCTAATCCGGTAGGTGACGGCGCCCGACTTGGCGGTGTGAGCGATCGGGGCGGAGGTCATGCCGTCACGCCCTCGAGGGACAGGCGAACCCATGCGCGGCGGTGACCCGGGCAGAGGGTGTGTCGTTGGCCCGAGGTCGCGCCGAGGTCGGAACACACACACGTCGACCGCGCCGACATGACGGCGTCAAGGCCCGTGCGAGCCATAACGGTGCGGCCCGTGCGGCGCGCCTCGTTGTCGTTGAGGGCGGAAAACTCGATCACGATCGCCTGTCCTGACGCCTCGGTTTGACGGGTCAAGGCGTGGCGCGCGTCGACCTCCGAGAGGGCGACCGCGAGGGTGTCGGCGTAGTCGTGTCCGGGCGCGAGGAGCGCCATTCGGTAGGTGAGCATCGGGTGACTCCGAGTGTTCGATTTGCGCCCCCCGGTTGGCGGCGCGTAGCGCCAATCCTACCCGCCAAAGGCACACGTTTGTGCCGATGATCATGCCCCTCACGGCATAATCGCAGGTCAGAGGCCCTTACCCTCAGAGTCGTAGTTTCCCCTCAGCGGTGAAATAGTCTTCCCGGCAAATGCCAGGTCAGAGGGTGTTTCGCCTTACGCCCCAACGACAAACCGTGGTGACCGTGGTTGACAGGAGGCGACACGAGGCGACAAACCTGTGCCTCTGGCGGCACACGAAAGACACACGGGTTTCGTTCGATTACGTGACCTCGAGGACGGTTCGGCGTAGCGTCTGCGAACACGAGGCGCCACCGTTGCGGCGCCTGAGGTCGAGACTCCGAAAGGAACCCCACCCATGGCACGTCAGCCACGGCGCGAACCGCCCAACCCCGCGATTGAATCGTGGGCCCACTCGTTGCCTAGCGAGTACCTCCTCTGTCGCGACATTGGGCATTCGTGGCGTCCGTTCGCGGCAGCGTTTGACGAGACGATGAACGCCTACACCCGGACGTTGCGTTGTGGTCGTTGCCGCACCGAACGGGTCCAAAGCCTGTCGATGTACGGCGACACGTTGAACGGTGGTTACCGCTACGCCGAGGGCTACGCGGCGCCCAAGGGGACGGGCCACCTCGTCGGGGTCGACCGGTCGGCGTTGCGCCTCGAGTCAATCGTTCGCCTCGTGAATCCCGACCTCAACGACGAGGCCCCGGAGCGACCGATCGCCCGCCTGACCAACCGTCGTCGAAAGGCGTCCTAGGTGTCGCGGTCGGTCACGATCAATCGTTGGTGTGACGGTTGCGCGGCAGAGGCGGCAGACCTCGAGGGCGTCGAGCCCGTCGAGGCCACGCATTCGCCGTTGATCACCCTCGACAGGATCGGGCCCCGGACCCTCGACCTCTGCGACCTCCACAACGAGCCATTGGTGGCCCTAGGCGCCCTCCTGGCGGCTTACGGGGTCACGCCCGAGGGATCGGGCCACGTCGGCGCTCGAGGCCCGTACAAACCTCGCAAGGGTGCCGCCGCCCCGCTCGAGGCGTTGACGGCGCCGGGCGCGGCACGGAAAGGCAAACCGTCCGCCGCCCGGGACAAAAACCCGGCGCGGTGCCTTTGGTGCCCGCTCACCTACGCGCCGACCGGAGGTGGCATAGGGCGCCACCTCGCCTCGCATGGATTCACCGAGTCGGTCCGCGAGGCGTTCGGCTCGACGTGCCCGATCTGTGGCGTTGAGGGCGTCCTCGGGAGGGGCGGGCAGCACCTCACCAACCACGGCGCGCGCCTCAAGTCGTCGCCGCACGCGTTCGCCCTAGCCATAGTCGACGGCGACCCGTTCGGTGTCGTGGCGGAGCGGTTCGCGGCGGCGCCGGATAGGACGTCGGTTCGTTGGACCCTCGAGGACTACCGGGCGGCGTGTCTGGCGGGGTAGAAACGACGCGAACGCCCGTCCTCCGGTCCTGTCCCCCACAACGACCAATGAGGGCGGGCGTTCGCTATGCCTGGTCCTCGTCGTCGTCGTTGCGGTAATGCCGCCGCGCCGCCCATGCGATCGCCGCCACAACGCCGACCGTGTACCCAACAACGATCGCCACGCCCCCGGCGTCGGTCACGACGCGTCGCGCCCGGTCGGTTCCTTGAGGGTGACGTCGAGGGCCCCGGAGAGGGTGACGGCGCCCGAGCCCGTGTCCGCGATCAACGTCCGGAGTTCCGCGATCGACTTAGACAGAGCGTCGAGTTTCGTCAACGCGTACACCGAATTATCGTAGGTGCGCCGCACGGCGGTGTTGATTTGGATCGAGGCGTCCGAGGTGTCCGAGTTCGGGTTGACCGGCGATTTCCATACGGCACTAGCGATTTCCTCAGCGGTAGGCATGTCGTCCCCTTCCATATAGGTAGCGATCGTGGCGCGTTCGTTGTTCATATTCTGCCCGTGGGAACCGCCCGTTACGTCGATCTTGCGACCCGGCGCGTACTCCGAGTGAGCGGGCAGCGATTTGCTAGGCGTCGCCTTGAGTTTCCGCATGATCGCCGCCTCCGCCTTACGGACTTGGTCGAGTTGGTCGGCGGGCCATTTTTGGTCGACTGTCTGCGCAATCTCGTGGCCCACGGCGTAGGTGTTGCCCTGGTCCCTCGGGATATTGCCCCAACCGTCACCCGTGCCCGCGTGGTTCGCTCGACCCGCCGCGATGATATGGACCGAGGGCGGGTGACTCGAGTTGCCACGGCACGTGAGGATCGAACACAACGGCCCCGGCGTACCGCTCACGCCGTTGATCACGGTGGAGATTGCCCCATGGCTCGAGGGCGACGAGGCGTCCCAATGGCGGACGAGCCCTCGAGGAGTGAACGATCCCGACGAGGACGGGCGCCCGCGCGTTTTCCAACCCGATTCCTCAACGACCCGGCAACCCTCTGCCCGGAGGACGTCGGCTAGCCACGTGAGCGGGTAGGACGTCACGCCGCCACCTCCTCGTCATCGTGTCGGGTGTCCGGACGTGGCTCGAGGTCGAGGAACCTCAAACGCCCCTCGTGGTCGCCCACCTCCGTCAAGAGTTCGGCGGAGACGTGGGCGTGTAACAGAACCCACCTCAACGCGACGTAGAGGTGGAGGAACGCGAACGCCAGGAGGATGGCTATCCATACGGCGCCCCGGAGTAGTGGCCTACCGGTCGGCGGCATCGTCGTCGTCCTCTCGTCGTGTTGGTTTCCACGCCTTGACGTTATAGCCACGGATCAAGGCCACGCACGTGACCACGGCCCACGGAACCGCCACGATCGCAATCGTGAGGAGTGCCAACGCTTTGTCGCTCATTACGCTGGTTCATAGAACGCGAAATACTCGATCCGGTCGCCAGCCGTCCACGCCCACGGCACTCCGGCTTGTAGGAACGCATTGCCTCCAGTCGGCCACGCGGCGGGCCAGCGCACGGTCATGTACGGGTCGCCGCTGCTGCCGATCGTCATAACGAACGGACCGCCGAGGGTGCCGTCATTTCGCCGCAGAAAACAGTACCCAAACGGGACATAGGACGAGCCGAACCCGTTGGCGCACGGTGTAGGCATCCCGACTTGATAGGTGCCCACGCCCGAGCCCGTGCCCGTCGTGCCAAACCGGATCGACGCCCGGGCGTGAACGAAATTCCCGATTCGCACGTACCGACCGACCTGTGCCGAGCCCGTGCCGAGGGTCGGGTTCGTCGTCGTCGCCGTGAGTGTCGGCGTGAACGGCTGCCATATCCCCGCGTAAGCGTCGAGCGCCTTGACCGACGCCGTCAGCCAATCGTGGTGAGGGAAATGCCCGGGCGCCCCGGCAACGGGCCCGGGTACCTCGGGAGGGATGACGTTCGCCATGGTTTCGCTCAACTCCACACGTTGCCGGTGATCCGAATTTTTGGCCTGTCTGCGCCGGTTCCTGTTGCGTAGCCATAATATTCCGCCGACGTCGAGGGCCCCGGTCCGAGGACGAGGGACCGCAACGCCCCGGTCGCGAACCCATTACCCCATGAAATCGTGAACCACTTACCTTGCCCCCGGTCGAACGACACCCTCGACCGGTCGGCGTTGAGACCCGATCCGGGCCACGATCCGGGCAGGCTCGAGGAGGTGTAGGAACCGACCACGGCGGTGCCGCCCGCCGCCGAGTTCCAATGCGGAGTCTCGAGCCATACCTCGACCTTGGTAATCGTCGCCCCGGACCAATCGCCCGCCATGCTGGCAAACGTGGCGATCGCCCGTTGGTTGCCGTTGGTTCCCGAGTAATAGCCTTGGTAAAGGTCGTTCGTGTCGGATCGCTTGTCGCCGTCGCTTTGGTACGTGGCACCGTCCGTCGCGGAGTAGGTGCGGGTTTGGCTCGACTGTTGGGCCACCGTCAGAGTGACCACGTTCGACGTCGACCCGGTGAACGTCGAGCCCGGCGTCGGCACGTACACGGCGCGCCATAGGTAGGACCGACCGGCGCCCGCGTCCCACGAGGTCGACGCCTTACCGGTCGTCGGTGACACGGCGACGTCTTTACCGGACAGGACCGACCACCCGCCACCGTCGCGGTTATATTCCCAACGGATCGACCCGGCGACGCCGACCGGCGACACGGTCGCCGTTAGCGTGACCTTGTCGCCGTTGCGGACGCCCGACGAGGGCGACATGACGAACGCGACAGAGGTTGTGGTAACGGGCGTAACGGTTATCGCAACGGAGCCGTTAGAGTCGCGGACCGCCGCCGTACCGGTAAACGTGACGGTGAGTTGGCGAGGCCCGACCACGTTAGGACGAACCACGATCGTGGCGGTTCCGCCCACGCCTAGCGCGCCAGAACCGAGGAGCGTTGCTCCGTCCCGCACCTCGACCCGCCCCGAGGTCACGGGCGCGTCGTTCGAGCGAACGGTGGCGGTGATCGTCGTTGACGAAAGTTGGGCCACCGTGGTGGGAACGGCGACGGCCGTAGTCGTTGAATCCGCGCGCCCATCGGCTACCCACCGTTCATACTCCGACACGGCAATTTGTAAGTCGTCGACGAGGCGCCCGGAATCGTCGCGGTCCCACGTTTGTACCCAACCCTCGATCAACCATTTTCCCTCGCCTGTCGGTGTCGACGGAACCCCGGTAATCCCTTGCGTGATAAGGATTTGCCCGAGTTCGGCGTTCATCACGTCAACCCACGTGTCGACGTCGAGGACGTCGGCGCGGACCGAGACTTGCGGCGCGTCCCACCACGGCAACGACCAATGCGCCAGGACCGCAACGGCATAAATCGCGGCGTCGTCGAGGGTGGCGATCGCCGTTGAGAGGTCGGCGTGCTGGCGCCCGAACGCGGCTTGCGAGGGGTTGTCCTGTGCCGTTACGGAGGCTTGCGGCGCGGTGCCGACCGGAGGTGGCCCGTAGAACACGGTTAGGTGGTTGATAAGCGCCGCAACGTGTTGCGCCCATTCGGCGGGCGCGATCAAGTCGAACGCCGTCAACGTCGCCGCAAGCGTTTCCGCCTTGCGCGCCTCGATCCCGAGGTACACGATCCGCCCGAGCCCGTCCTCAAAAACCCTTGCGCCCGTCGACTCTGCGACCTCCTGTAACGCGTCGAGGAGCCCGGTCCGGTTGGGGTCGCGGGCCACGAGGCCCACCGTCCCGGCGTCGACAACGACGGTGTACGGCGCTTGAGCGACCAACGCGTTGACGCGGGCGGTTTCGCTCTGCGCCGGTAGGGCGGCGCTACCGACTTGGAACGACGCCGCCTCGCCCGAGGTGCCAATGGCGGTGACTTGGGTTCGGAGGTTGACCGTGTCCGCCGCCGCCTCGAGGTCGGTGATCCGCCCGGTAAACCGAGTGATCGAGGGAATGGGCGTCGTCCCGACCGGCAGCGCCGGAGACCAGAGGTTGTCCCATACGTCAGACCATGTACCGCCCCCGGCTTGATCTAGCGTGAGTTCGATCGTTGCGCCGATCGTGAGCGGGTACGGGGTGCCTCCGTAGTTGAACGACAACGGGCCCAACCACTCGAACGTCAACGACGGCGCGTTGGCTTGCGACGTCGGGTCGGACCCGCCGCATTGGTGGGTGAGCGGCAACACAACGCGGTTGGCGTCGGCTATCGCGCCGTTGACGTAGAGGAGGACTTGGGCGGGTTCGGTGGTTTGGTACGGGGTCGGCGTAGGCATCGGTCACCACGCCCGACGTCGAGGTGCGCCAGGAGCGCGACCCTGCCTCGTTGAGTGGCGGTCGAGGATGCCTTGAACCTCGCGGGCGGTTCCCTCGGGGTCGATCGCCCGGACGTTTATCGTCGTGGCCCCCAACGAGCCCGTGTCGCCCGCAAACGCCGTCCGGGCCCCGACACCCACGGACGGCACGGCGAACGCGCTAGAGACCCCTGAGGCGGCGCTACGGCCCACGCCCGGCAGGAACGACGCCCAACCCTTGACCTTGTTCACGAGGTCACCGATGCGATCGAAAATCGCTTTCACTTGATCAAACATCCAACGGAACACGCCCACCACGGCGTCGGCAACGACTTGGGCCACCCGGGCAAATTCCTTGAAATGGGTGATCAAAAACCCAAGGGGCGTAAAGCGAAACAGGGTCGCCATGATCTTGAACGCGACCCGGAGGACGGCGACCACGGCGGTGATCGCCGCCGATATGCCCGCCTTGACCCCGGCAAACGCGGCGTTCACGATATTGCGGAACGTCTCGGACTTTTTGTACGCGATGACGAGGGCGGCAATGAGGGCGATGATCCCCACCACGATCAACAGGACCGGGTTAGCCAACATCGACGCGTTGAGCGCCCACTGTCCCGCCGTCGCACGCTTCTGGTTCGCCTCGACAACGCCCATGATCGTTGCGTAAACGCCCATAGCAACGTTGAGGGTCACGATCACCACGGCGATCGTTCCGACCACGGCGGCTAGGGCGATAAACGCCGTAGTGTTGTTGGCAATGAACGTGGCGAGGCTTTGGAACATCGGGAGAATTTTCTCGATCACGGGCAGGAGCGCGCCGCCGATCGACTCCGCCGTTTCGCTCAACGACAACGCGAGGCGTTTTTGCTGTCCCTCTGCCGTACCGGCAGCGTCCGCCGCCTGCCCGCCCACGATCTTGGACGTCGATTCCATAACGCGCCCAAAGTCTTTCGACGCCAACGCGGCGTCGTCGATGCCGGGCACCAACTTTTTGAGCGACCCGTAACTACCGTCTGTCGCCTTGGCAATCGCCTTGGCGGCGGTCGCGACGTCGGTCCCGCTCGAGGCGGCAACGTCCATGGCGAGGCCCGCCAACGACTGTGCCTCGGATAGGTCACCCGTCGCGGAGGCAAGGGTTTGGATCGCCGGGCGTAGGTCGTCGTCGGCAACGCCCAACGCCTTACCTTGCGCGCTGATCCAATCTTCCGTCGCGGCGATCTGCGACTCCGTCGCCCCGGTGACGTTGGTTAGCGCCTTAGCCATGCGGGCGGCGGAGGCTTGATCCTCGGACGCCATTTTGGCGAATTTGATCCCGGCAGCACCGAGGCCCGCGAGGCCTGCCACGGCAGGCAAAAACGCCGCCTTGAGACCCGCGCCCGCCTTGGACCAACCACCCTCCGCGCGCTTGAAATCCGAGGTCGCCTTGTTGAGCCCCTTAGGGTCCCATTCGGAAATGATCGGGACGACAACGGCCATGGCTACCGACCCCTAGGGCGAACGTCGAGTTTCGTGTTCACTTGCGCCGCCGCCCTATCGCACGCTGCGACAACGGCTTTCGTCACCTCGGGCATCATGCGTTCGGCGGCGGGCCACACGGCCCTCGAGGGTGAGCCGTAGCGAGACGTAAGGTTGGCAATCAACGTGGCGCCGGACCCGGACCCGCTCGACCCCTTGCCCGCCATGTCGAACACGGCGGCGCCGTAGGACGTGGTCGCGACCCGGAGGAGAGGCCACGAGTCGCGGGATTTGGACTTGCGCCCACCGGTTTTCGCCGTCACCTTGCGCGACCTCGACGAGTAGGCCATGCGACCTCGAGCCATACCCGACAACGGCGCGTCGGCGGGTATGGCGGCACTCACGGCGGCGGCTAGGGGTTGTGCCGCCTTGCGCATTTCCGCGAGCGTCTGGCGCCGGATGGCGGGATCGAGTTCCCGTAGCGCCGCAAGGGTTTCACGCATGCCGACCACCTCGACGTCGACGGAGGCGCCTCTCGTTGCCACGGGCCCTACCTCCTCCGCCGTTGTTGTTTGTCCACCACGTCGCCCAACGTCTCGAGCCAATGCCAATCGAGGTGCGCCAATTCGTCCGGTCGGTATCCGGTGGCTAGACCGAGTTCGACGAGGTAGCGGGTGAGGGTTCCTCGTCGGGCGACGTAGGGGTTTCGTCCACCTCGGGCCCAATGTCAACGAGGGCGTCGAGGAGGTCATTCAACGTGCCCGCGCCGTACGCGTCGCCGTCGAGTTTCATTTGCTCGAGGAGGAGGCGCGAGAGGTCGGAAACCCCGATGCCCGTTGCGAAATCGGAAATTTTCGACTTGGTCCCGAGTTCCCACGCGACCATGGCTCGAGGCGAAATCTGGCGGACCTCGTGGCCTGCCCCTAGGTCATACCCGATGGTCATTTTCATGGTCAGACAACGATGCCCGAGTCAAGCGCCCACCCGAGCGCGCCCGAAATCGTGAGTTCCGCCGAACACGTGACGGCACCGTCAGCGGGCATTTCCGCCGACAGACTCGTGACGATCGCCTGTCCGGTCCACGAGGAATCCTCGTCGGCAACGACCACGAGGGCGCCCGCCGCGCCGGAGTCGAGGGCGGCTTTCAAGGCGGCGTAGAACCCGCCCGCCGTGGTTCCGTCATAGAGGAAATCGCACGAAACCGTCGACTCGACGCCTTGAGCGATAGCGACCGATCCGCCTAGCGTTTGGATCGTTTCTGACGAGGCCGATTCGTCGACCGACGCCGTCGTGATCTGTGCCGTTCCCTCGTTCGAGCCGTAGGTGAACGTACACACCTTGCCGGTGATTGCCGTTGTGGGCATTACGGATTCTCCCTAGTCGTCGACATGAACGATTACCTCGAGGTCGCACGCCGCGACCTCGGCTTGCCCGTAGCGAACGGTCCGGGGCGATGACACGTCGCCCGCGCCCATTCCCTCGCCCTTGACGGCGAACATGATTTGCCAGACCAACCCCTCGAGGCGTTGGTACGCCGCCTCACCCTCGGACAGTTGGCCTGCCGCGATGGTGACGAGCCAATGGACCGCCGTTCGTGACCACGTAACGGGAACGGCCCACGGCGTTCCTGCCCCTAGAACCACGGCGGGTGTCGTGATCGACGAGGGCGGGGCGGCGTAGACGGTGACCCCGATTGGCTCGAGGACCGCCGCTAGCGCCTGCCTCGAGGTCGTGAGCGGGTTAGAAACCGCGTCGGGTGGATAGACGGGGTCGGCGTCGAGGTCGACGTCGACCGCCTCGCCAAACGAGAGGGTGCCCGCTCGAGAAACTAGAGCGACCGGGCAAACCCATGTCTCCGCAATGTCGATTGCCTCGGAGACCCACCGGTATCGCCACTC